GCCCCAAAAGGGTTTCATTGGATGAGAGCAGGTAAAGGCTACAAACTTATGAAGGGTGACTACAAACCTCATAAGGGAGCAGTTAAAAATGCTTCATTTGAAGTACAGAAAGTTCATAAGTAATGCCTCGTAAACCTGACAACATGCCAGCCCGTAACAAGAAGAACTTTCGTTCTACCAAGTCTGGTGCGGGTATGACTAAGGCAGGAGTAGCTTCGTATCGTCGCAAGAACCCCGGCAGCAAGTTAAAGACTGCTGTTACTGGGAAGGTCAAGCCGGGAAGCACTGCAGCTAAACGCCGCAAGTCTTACTGTGCAAGGTCAGCCGGACAGATGAAGAAGTTTCCTAAAGCAGCCAAAGACCCTAACAGTCGCTTACGTCAAGCGCGGAAGAGGTGGAAATGTTAACAGCCCTTATTGGACCAATAGCAGACCTTGCTGGAACGTGGATGTCCGGCAAAGTAGAAGAGAAGAAAGCCCAATCCGCTACCAAAGTAGCAAAGGCACAAGCCGAAGCCATAGTTATGCAAAAGAAAGCTACGGGGGAAATTGATTGGGACTTAGAGATGGCGAAGGGTAGCCAGTCATCTTGGAAGGACGAATGGCTCACCATCTTATTTAGCATACCACTTATCTTAGCTTTCACTCCGGGGATGGAAGACCTTGTACGTAACGGATTTCAACAATTGGAGCAAATGCCTGAATGGTACCAGTACAGCTTGGGCGTTATTGTTGCTGCAAGCTTTGGAGTCCGGTCAGCGACAAAGTTCTTTGGTAAAAAGTGATGACTGTAGAAGCTTTTTTAAAATGGAAGATACTTCCTAGATTTATGATGTTAGCCAGCACAGTAATGTCTTGGCGGTGTGCAGAATGGTTCATGGATTTGTCTGACCCCACAGCCTCACAGTCAGCCTTCGTCAGTGTTGTAATGGGCGTGATGACAGGCGTATTTGGAATTTGGATGGGTCACGAACACAAGGGGGATACCATAGTTGAAAAGCGTTCCCCTAGAAAAAATTAAAAGCCCATGCAAAGGAATTTGTGTATTAGATAAGGAGCGAGTTAAGTGTATCGGATGTGGACGAACCATTGACGAAATAATTAGCTGGGGTAAAGCCAAATGAAATACAGAACAGAACATTTTCTAGATAAGTTAATTCACCATGAGGGTATGGTGCTTACTGTGTATGAAGACAGTCTGGGCATCGAAACTATCGGCATTGGTCGAAACCTTAAAGACAGAGGCATCACCAAAGAAGAACTAGACTACATGGACATCCCAAGTATGGATGTGGTCTACGAACACGGTATTACCGAAGCCGACGCTCGTTACCTTGCCATGAACGACATACGCATTGTTGAGAACGAACTGTGTCGAGTTCATCCTTGCGTTGAAGACCTAGATAGTGTAAGACAGTTGATACTGATGGACATGGCATTCAACATGGGGGTTCCCAGATTGTGCAAGTTTAAAAACATGTGGGGTGCAATCTACGATGGTAACTACGAAATAGCATCCTTAGAGATGTTGGATTCTAGATGGGCAAAGCAAGTAGGTTCGAGGGCCGTTAAACTTTCGGACGCAATGAAAGCAGGGGAGTTCTAATGTCTGGATATGGAGAACAAGAAGGCAACTATATTGTGTACCGTAATAAAAAAGGTACTATAACAAGTAAGACTTGGAGTCCTATAGTAAAAAAAGATTCCATACGCAAACAGACATCTGGTCGTAAGGCATCAAGCAGCGCAGAAAAAAGTTATCTACAGCAGGGTATGGAAATTGTAAAAGGGTTATTTGATTAATGAGATACAGACAACCTAGACCTGCTGATGATTCTAAAGAAAAGCAAAAAGAACGAGAAACTAATATGCAGCCTTTTACTTTTCAAAATCCTGTTATTGAATTTGAAGAAGGTAAAAAAGGTGCATACAGGGGTAATGTTCCTCTGAATAAAGATATTCACAAAAAAATGAAATCATATTTTGCTAGGAAAAAAGCTTAGATGCCCCCACGCAATCACAAGGATTGGATTAAGACTCCCAACGTAGAACACATCAGTTCGTCGATCTACTCTAGTCACGACATCTACAAACAGGAACTAGATAAGATATTCTCTAAAGTGTGGATACCCATGTGTCACTCCAGCGAACTACTATGCTTGGGGGATTACAGAACTACACAGATAGCCTTGCAAAATGTGGTAGCGGTTCGTTTTGAGAACAACGTAATTAAAACATTCTTGACCGACAAAGTAAAATCCCCCGCTGGTAACAATCTGTCTATGGTCTATCATTCTGGCGGCTGGCAGGAATTACCCTGCGAAGTAAAGCATGGGGGTATGGTCTGGACTACCCTAAACACTAACCCAGATCAAAGCGTAGATGAGTGGACAGGTGGTGCATTCGACTGTATCGCGGATGCTATCGACACTGAAGAGATGGAAGTCTTTCACTACCACAAGGCAGTAATAGATACAAACTACAAGCTGTGGCACGATACCAACAGCGAGTTCTATCACGATTTCATGCACTACTTTAATCGTGTCTCAGGGTTTAACGATGAATACTTTGCTAGAAAAAACATACCATTCGATAACGGACATGTTAATGTTAGCAGCTTCACCGTTAACTACGAGGAGTACGATGGGTTTGAGGATAGAGGAGAGCTTAGTTTCCCTAACCTGCCACCCAATCAGTGGTACATGGTTGACCTGTTCCCCGGATTTAATTTTAATCTTCGGGGTAGTGCTTATCGAAGCGATAGCGTTACACCTCTTGGGCCAAACAAAGTTCTTATTGAGTTTCGCGGCTACGGTCTTAAGAAGGATACCCCAGAGGAACGGCAGACTCGTATCAAGCATCACAACTCTATCTGGGGTCCATTCGGGCGTAACCTACACGAAGACTTGATAGGCGTAGCTGGTCAGGGTACAACAATGCGCGAGGGAACCGAACCTCGTAATATCCTGCACGGACGACATGAGAACAGCACCATCCACGACGAAGTTGGTATGCGTCACTACTACGCAGAGTGGAGCAAATGGATGGGCTTGGATGCAAGTAAGTCTTGGCAATTAGCGGCGTAGCAATGATTTGCATACTTTCAATCAATCCGATTGAAGTTAAGGCTGTGGTCCACGACACTCACAAATGGATGTCTAGCTGTCATGTAGCTTTAACCGAACACGGGTTTGACAATCCTGACGCAAACTGTTTCTGCGTTGCAATGGATAAAGAAGCTGAATAATGGCTACAAAGCTAAGTGAGAATACCGAAGTTGCGCTACCCCTACGTAACATAATAAGCATGGTGGCTGCTGCATCTGTAGCAACGTGGGCATACTTTGGTATCATAGAACGCCTAAATCAGATAGAAACAAACATCACAATGATGGAGTCTGACTTAGACCAAAACACAGAGTTCCGTATTAAGTGGCCTCGTGGTGAAATGGGTAGTCTTCCAGCAGACAGTGAACAGTTCATGCTAATAGAGCATCTGTCAAATCAGTTAGATGACTTGGCTACACAGATAGATGAAGGCAAAGCTCCCTACGACCAGCAGCAGAAGTTAACCCTAGAGTTCTACGAGAAGCGATTAAACGCCCTAGAAGAAAACTTAGAGAAACTAAGAAATGGAAATCATTAAAACCATAACTCTTATCTTGTATATGGGCGGTGACGTTTCTGAACACACAGCATTTGAAAAGATATCAAAATGCCTAAAAGCTAAAAGAACCATAGAAAGGAACTTGTATAAGAAAAGCCAGACAGTACGGTACTCCTGTGAAAATAAAACTGTAGAAGTATCCAGAAATGCTGATGGTTCTAACTATATAGTTCGTATAGTAGAATAACCACAACCAAAACGAAAGTAACCTAATGATTGCAGAAACACTCGCGGGTATAGCCCTTGTGAAGAGTGCCGTAGACGGTATCAAATCTGCAATAGGAACCGCCAACGACATCGGGGACATAGCAGGTTACATAGACAATCTGTTCGAAGGCGAAAAACAGGTACAACAAGTTCGCAACAAAAAAGCCGGTAACGTAAGTATTGGTGACCAGTTTGGTGTAGATACTGTTGCCCGTGACGTAATTGATGCACGTATCGCTGCAGAAAAACTCCAAGAAGTAGCCACGATGGTTGACATGCGGTTTGGGCCGGGAACTTGGAAGGGTATAGTTATTGAACGGGCCAACCGTATCAAGGCTGCAAAAGAAGCTGCAGCAGCAGCCCGAAGAGCAGAAATTCTAAAGCAAGAAGAAATAATGGAGAACATCAAAGTAGCGGCTCTGATAGTAATGGTTTTTGCAATCGGTATTGGACTCTTGATAGCGTTGATGGTTTCCACTGCATCTGCCCTTATTAATTAAATTCTTGACTAAACTTCAAAATTCGTATATAATACTTTTGAAGGGAATACTATGAAACAACTTGCAATAGACGCACTGCGTTACAGATATGAGGCACAGAAAAAAAGTGCAAAATATACTCTCACAAATTACTTCCAAAATCCAGCAGCTATTGGAGAGCATCCTGACCTTCTTGAAGAAATGGACAAAGCTATTGGAAGCTGGGAAGAAGCTAACAGTAGGCTTCAAGCGTTGGATGACATCACAGATGATGGGTATCCGTCCCTGTTTGACTAACTACCTTGCACTGGGTTTGCTAAATTGTGGCAAGCCCTTTACTCGTGTAGGCAACTGGTTTTGGAAAAAGCATCGTACAGTTCTAGACTGGAATAAAAAGTGATACGTCACCAATTCTTAAAGCCAGTGTATTTAAGAAGAACAAAGTTTCCCCCCGTATACAAAAGAGAAGACTTGAAGCTTATACGTACTTTACCCGGCGGGGTCAGGCACTACAAACTAAAAGAGAAGAAGAGTAAGGTAAATGGCTAGTAGTTATCTTGTGTTAGTAAACAATGTTCTTCGGGACATGAACGAAGTCGAGCTTACCAGTTCTACGTTTGCTACTTCTCGTGGTGTGCAGACAACTGTAAAAGACTACATCAACCGTTCAATATCTGACATACTAAACTCTGAACTAAACTGGCCCTTTACTCACGCTGAAGGGTCAATTGACGTTATTGCAGGTAAGTCTCTTTATAGCTACCAGTCTATAGCATCTACTTTAAAATATGTAGACTATGACAACATGATCCTGCAGCCTAAGAACTTTATACAAAATGGGGACTTTGAAATAGCAGGGTCTGCAAGTATAACTAACTGGACAACAGTAGGAGGTAGCCCTGCTGCAAGTTCAAAGTTTGGTAACACCCTTCTACTTACCAGTGCAGAAGCAAGCCAAGAAGTTAACGACTTAATTGTAGGAAGATCGTATACAGTACTCACCCAGACTAGCGGTGCAACTTTAACCCTAGAGATTGGCACGAGTTCTGGTGGGTCACAAACAAAGTCAGCAACTCTGACGATCAGTAGCGGAAACGAAATTCTGCTTACTGAAACAACGTTTACTGCGACTGCAACAACTCACTATGTTAGCTTCACAGAAGCAGCAGGGGCTGCAGCGTTTGTAAAGTTAGTTGAGTTGAGCGAGTCTGCAACATCAATTGCTTTGAAATACTTGTCCTACGAGGAGTATACAGAGCGATACAGGGAAAGAGACTCTCGACCTGATGTAGATAAGTTTGGTGATCCAGAGTATGTCTACACCACATACAACGACGAAATAGGTTTGACACCTATACCTGACACCAGCAATCGCAGTCTGAAGTTTGATTACTACGTTGCATCATCTGCGTTGTCGGCGGCAACGGACACATCTATCATACCAGAACGTTTCGAGCCAGTTATCAATGCTCGTTCAAAATACTACACCTACATGTTCCGTTCTGACACCCAAACTGCTCAGTTTGCTTTGAAAGAATACGAAGATGGCCTGAAGCGTATGCGAGTCGAGTTGCTAAATAGAAAAAACTATATGAGAGCAGTTTAACATGCCAGATTTAGAACTGCAGGGGGTTAGCCCCCTTTCTTTCAACTGCGAGGGTGGCTTGGTATTGAACAGGTCTACCTTTATTATGCAGCCGGGACAAGCTCTTGAGTTAGAGAACTTTGAACCTGATGTTGGTGGCGGTTACAAAAGAATACTGGGCTTTCGTCCTTTTGTAAATCAGATTGTACCTGAAACAAACACTTCTGGTGAAGCTGTCTTGATGTCCACACAGTTCAATAACTTTGTACTGGCTGCACGAGGCGAAAAGATATTTAGTTCTGCATCTAGTGAGTTATCACAGGGCATTGCTTCAGCTACAGCTATGACAGGGGCTGGAACACTAAACCTTGACAGCACTGACGGGTTTAGTTCCAGTGGCACTGTCCAGATAAACTCTGAAATATTTACCTACACAGGTAAGACTGCACTGACCCTGACAGGTGTAACAAGAGCAACGAGCAGCACTACCGCTGCAGCACACGCAGTCGATGACGTTGTTTCTGAAACTTGGACTGTAAGAGACACCGGAAGAACAAGCGCAGCCCGTTACAATTTTGAGCGATACAACTTTGACGGCAACGAAAAAATCATAGTCGTTGACCAGACCAACGCTCCCACAATATTTAATACGTCTCTTGCCGCAACAGATGTAAGCAACAGTGCGGTAGCTGGTGCCAAACACATTGCTGCTTTTAAGAACCACATGTTCTACTCCGGCATGTCTGCTACACCCCAAGAGATAGTCTTTAGCGAACCCTTCGATGAGGATGCGTTTGTTTCAGGGCAGGGTGCCGGAAGTATCAAGGTTGACGACACGATTGTTGGCTTGAGGGCTTTCCGGGGTGACTTGTTTATCTTCTGTGAGAACAGGATATTTAAGTTGGGCGGCAGTTCGCTCAGTGACTTTGCAATTGTTCCTGTTACTAGAAACATTGGGTGTGTAAACGGCTTTACCATCTTGGAATTTGCTGGTGACTTGGTGTTCTTGGGGCCGGATGGCTTGCGTACTGTTGCTGGTACAGCCCGTATTGGTGACGTTGAGTTGGGTACTATCAGCACCAACGTTCAGCAGTTGTTTAGGGATAACCTGACTAATGCGGAAGCGTTTGTTTCCCTAGTCATACCCGACAAGACACAGTACCGTATCTTCTTTTCAAAAGAGGGACAGGCACAGACATCTTCACTAGGGGCTATCTGTGTTATGAAGGGACAGGCATTTGAGTTTTCGACTATGAAGGGTATTCGTCCTGCTTGTGCGGATACGATAGTTGAGGCGGGAGATGTGGTAGCTATACATGGTGGCTTTGACGGCTTTATATACAGGCAGGAAAGAAGCAATACATTTGATGGTGCATTAATCAACGCCAAGTACAGAAGTCCTGACTTGAGCATGGGCGACCCCGGAGTTCGCAAACACATGCAGCGGGTCAACATCAACTATGCACCGGAGTCAACCCTAGACGCAGATTTGTTTGTAAGGTACGACTATGAATCCAGTAACTCTATTCGCCCTGCACCGTACCCGCTAGACAGTACAAATGTTGCAGGTACATATGGTAGTTCGACTTACGGAAACGCAGTGTACGGTGGACCGTCACAGCCTATTGTTCGTAAAGCAGTAGAAGGTTCAGGATTTGCTGTAGCATTACGAGTAGAAGACGGGGCAACCGCTACTGCCCCTTACACCCTAAAAGGGTTTCAATTAGAATTTCAGGTGGGAGCAAGAAGGTAAATGGGCGCAACCTATACACGACAGTCCACGTATGCTGACGGCGATACAATTTCCGCTGCAGATACCAACGACGAGTTTAACCAACTACTTGCGGCATTTGCTGCAAGCACGGGCCACACGCACGATGGAACTGCTGCAGAGGGGGGACCAATCTCTGCTCTGGCAAGTAACAGCATCACTTTTGGAACAGGTGCAGACACCGACATTGCGATTACCTTTGACGGTAATACCAGTGACGGCGTTCTCACATGGATGGAAGATGAGGATTACTTTCAATTCTCTGACGACATACTCATGTCCACCACCGAAAAGATACAGTTCCGTGACACTGCAATATACATCAACTCCAGCACAGACGGTCAACTTGACCTTGTAGCTGACACAGAAATACAGATTGCAGCCACAACCATTGATGTAAACGGCAACCTAGATGTTAGCGGAACCGTTGTTGGAGCTAGTACAGTATCGGCAGGTACAGCGTTTGTCCCTGATGCAAGTGATGGTGCCGCACTAGGTACATCATCTCTAGAGTTTAGCGACCTGTTTCTTGCTGATGCAGCCGTAATTAACTTAGGCGCAGACCAAGACACAACTCTTACCCACGTTGCTGACACAGGCATTCTTCTGAACTCAACCCGACAGTTACAGTTTGGTGATAGCGGCACATACATACATCAGTCAGCCGACGGTGTCCTCGACCTTGTGTCTGACACTGAAATAGAAATCAACGCTACCACAATCGACATAAACGGTGCGGCTGAACTGTCAGGTAACCTTACTCTTGGCGCACAACTCCGTATGCCGGATAATACAGCAAGTAAGATACTTGTTGCAGATGGTACTAGTTACGAAGAGAAGGCAGTCGGTGACCTTTCTGAAATATCCACAGTAGCGAACGACGACGTATTTCTTGCTGTAGATACATCAGGCGGTGGACTAAAGAAGATTTCAAGAAGCACTATAGTTGCAGGTCTTGCCACATCCGGGGCTATATCTAACGTAGTTGAGGACACCACTCCCCAGCTAGGTGGCAACCTCGACATGAATGGTGCGGATATCATCACGACATCCAACGCCACAATAGACTTGGCTCCTAATGGTACAGGTACGGTGGTTGTACGGGGAAACACCAACTCAGGTGCTATTGTATTCAACTGTGAATCAAACTCACACGGTCAAAAAGTATACGGACAACCCCACTCTGCTGCTGTAACAAACACTCTAATGCTACCTGCAGGTGCTAACTCAACTCTTGTTTCCCTTGTATCAACAGACACACTAACAAACAAGACGCTTACTAGCCCTGTCCTAAATACAGCCACTGTAGGCACATCCATTGTTCCTGCTAGTGCGGATGGGGCAACTCTTGGAACTGCATCTGCTGAGTTCAGTGACCTGTTCCTTGCGGATGCAGGTACCGTGCAATTTGGTAATGACCAAGATGTAACCCTGACCCACGTTGCTGATACGGGGTTGCTACTCAACACAGCAAGTGTAATTCAGTTCCGTGACTCTGCAATTAACATTGGCTCTCCGGCTGATGGTGACTTGGATATAAACGCTGACGATGAGATTGAGTTGAACTCAACCCTGATTGACATCAACGGTAACGTAGAGATTAGTGGCACTGCAGCAATAACTGGCATTGCAACTTTTACTGATGATATAGTAATAGGTGATGGAAAAACTATTGGCTCCACAAGTGATGTTGATGCAATTACAATTGCAGCTAACGGACAGCTTACCCTTACACAACAGTTGAACGGTACAGCAGGAGACTTTAGTGGTGATGTAGGTGCTGCAACTTTCCAGCCAGACGGTGACACTTCCGCCGGTGATAATGCTGCTATCGGCTACGCAGCCGCTGAAGGACTTATCCTAACAGGGCAAGGTTCCTCTACAGACGTTACAATCAAAAACGACGCGGATGCTACCGTTGCCTCAATCGCAACAGGCACAACCATATTCACTATGAATGATGATGTGGGAGTTAGCGGAAGAGCAGTTGGTCATGTTACCACAGACAACGATGGCAGCTTCGACTTAGCTGTGGGCAACGACTTTAAGTGTACTACCGCTGGGAACCTAACGCTTACCTTTACCAACCCAGCAGCAGGACAAAGCGGCAACATCATGTTTATCAACGGCAGCAACCACACTATTTCTGCACATGCCAGTGTAGCAATTAACGCTGATGTACTAACAGCCATCTCAGCCAGCGGCACATACCATCTTGCTTATTACTGTAGCGCAGCATCCGGGGACAATACTATCCTAGTCAGTGCTTCGGCTATCTTAACTTAGGGAATACGAATGTCTTTAATTAAAGCAGCAGGTGCAGGTGAAGTAAGCACAGGCTTTTATGACCACCTACTTGACCAGTCGTTGAAGTTTGACGATGGCGATGCACAGTATCTAACCAGAACCCCTGCGTCTGCTAGTAATCAAAAAACGTGGACTTGGAGTAGTTGGGTCAAGCTGGGTAGAATTTCGGGAGACATGGGTTGGCTTTGGGGTGCGCAGGGTCAAACTGCAATTTATATTTCAGACGGTACAAATACTTCACTGCGGGTTAATGGCGTTGGCGGTGGTGATACAGCAACAACACTAAGATTGCGTGACCCTTCAGCTTGGTATCACTTTGTCGTGGCTGTTGATACTACAGATTCAACCGCTGGAGACAGACTAAAAATATATGTTAATGGTGTAAGACAAACGGCTTTTGATTTTAACACAAACCCAACATTAAACGCAGATACAAATGTAAATAGTACAAACACACATATAATCGGATACCGTTCTTTTAGTTCAGACCAAGCATTTGATGGCTACCTAGCTGAAGTAAACTTTATAGATGGGGCTGCATTAACTCCATCCAGCTTTGGCGAGACTAAGGACGGCATCTGGGTTCCAAAAGATACCAGCGGCCTGACATTCGGAACC